TTCTTTGGTCTTCCTTTTTTACTTCCGTAGCTCCCTTTACCTTGAGGCATGGTTTTAGTAAATTCTGTACCCAGTTTGACCTAAAGTTTCAGGTTTTGCCAAATTGAACTGTTGTAAACATAAATACCCGAAAGCATCAAAAGCGTGATCAACACCAAGATTTTTATTCGGTAAACCTGTGTTTGGTGCATAAGTCAGCGTTCTTAATGACTTTATTAATTCCTTACAACGAGGATGAATATAAGTTCTTCTGATGCTATTTGCATCATATAAAGCAGTATTAACAGCCGTAATCTTATCCCTTATTTTCCACGGTGCTCTTGGTGCAGATACGTTAAATCCACTTCTTCTCAATATGCTGTGATCTGTCGCTCCAACACCAGAAGTCTTCCTTGCTCCTCCAGTAGGGTCAGGACAAGCTATAACCCTTCTGTCTATTCCATAACGGCGTGTAACCTCTTCGGCAAAATCCCATGTTGTAGCTCCTCCTGTCATCACAATCTCGTCAAAAACATATAACGTATCGTCCTTCTTTACTGCACATATTCCTGACATTGGATCTACGTTAAAGTCAACGCCTAACAACAATGGCGCAATACTTATATCTTCTGCAATCGTTGAAATATTGTCATCGCCAAAACTAATTGCAACTAAACCAGTTAAATTTTCAAAACTTGCTTCAAATTCTTGCCTAAATGTTCTCTCGTCTAATTGTGCTCTCGCTGCTTCAACTTCTTCTTTTGGTACGTTACCCCCCTCAATTGTTGTATAACACCACCTTTTCCACTCTTCTGTAGGATCTTCTTTGCAATAACACCACAAATCATAAAACCAACTAGCAGTCCCATCTGGTGTACTAATAAATAACGCCCATCCCTGTTTATCAGCTAACGCAGGTCTAATAACTTCAAACCATACCTCTGCATCCATAAATGCAGCCTCATCCAATACAACACCTGATAAACTTCGACCCCTCAATGCCATTGCGTTTTCAGTTCCCTTTAGCTCGATTGACGATCCATTAACAAGATCGAGTCTCAAATCTGTCTCATTCTTGCTCTGTATCCATACTTTTGGTACTAACTTCTTTAATGCTTTCCATGCAATATCTTTTGCCATTCGATATGTCGGAGCACAATAAAAAAATGTTTCTCCTGGCTTGCTAATCGCTCCACGAAGAAGTTCAATGCAACTTAAATATGATTTACCAAATCTTCGTCCTGCTACTAATACTCGGAAGCGTTTGTCATTGTTAAATACTTCTCCTTGCGCCCACCTTAAGTTTATTTCTGGTGCAGTTTTTACAGCCATAAGTTATTAGTTTTGGGGATTTTTGACGGATACCCCCTATTCTTACTCCAAAATGCTTGTAAAAGGTTATTATTCTATCAATACCGTTATTTTGAGTTGCGTCCGTGACCGATTCATGTCTAAACAGCTTTGATGCTGCTCCCGTTCCAGAAAAGAAAGCAGCTAGGCGAACTGTAGGAAATAAAAGTCCTCGAATGGTAGTGGAGGCTAGACAACAAAGGCTTTATAAAAGACAGTTGGAAGGTTTACCAGCTAGGCAACTTGTTCTAGATCATGCAAGTAAAGAAGGTGTTTCAGTAGCTACAGGTTGGAATGATTGGAAACAAGTTAATTCTTGGAATGATGAGGATTGGCAAAAAGATAGAGAACACATGTTGGCTCGTCTTCAAGCAGCAAGACTTAGACTTTATGAAAAAGCTATACGCAAAGGGCAATTACAAACTGCTGCTCAAGTATTAGATTCTATCGGTAAGGTGATAGGCGAAAGTGTTGAGCACGTAAGCATCCAAGCTCCTGAACTATCCATAAAAGTCGAAACTAAAGAAGACTTATCATAATCACGTAGAACTTAGTCTCGGATATATATTTAAGTTGTACGGGCCATACATAAAAATATAAAGAATTGCTACTACTCCCCCTGTCTGTCACTAGCATAATTTACTAAGACATGCTATAATAAATATATAAGATTCTATGGGGTAGAAATACCTAGTACAATCTTTAACTGTCACAGTAAGTATTTATACTTACAAGACAGAAGCACCTCGAAAACTAAAAAGTTATAGCAGGTCTTCGGGTTTGGCTAGTCACCAGAACCGAGAACACCTAGCAAAACACTAAGAGAGGCGTTTTTAGCCTCACGAGGTCACTATTGCTACGTGTACAAAAACAGTCCTTTAAATTCTTATTTTCTCATTATGGAGACCAAAGATTATCAAGCTCAAGTTAAAACGCAAGGTCACGAAGACACTTGCAGTCTTGAAGCAATGCAGAGATGCCAAGAAGAAAAAGACCTAGACATTTGGTGGTTACGGGTAAAGCTGGAATACCAAATCGGGAAGTCTTCAAAGTATGAAGACGTTCTAGAGGTTAATTTTACTGAAGCATTAAAAAAGCTTGCAAAAGAAAACCCTATTAATTATAGGAAGTTGGCTGCAATCGTAGAACGTCATAACGAATTTGATTCTAATGGCGAGCTAAAAGGTTGGGAGAATTAACCCAACCTTAAAAATCCCTAGCTAGTCACTAGGGATAATTTTTTTATTCTCATTATGTCAAACAGAATTAAACAGCTTGGGAGCAATAAAACTTTATTGCTTTTGGATGATGTAGAAATTCTCTACAGTTATTCGACACCAGTAGCTGCAAGACTTGAAGATGGATCGTTTATTCGTTCCAAAAACTATTACAAAGGATCGACAAGCCCAACTACACAAAAACACATCACTCAAACATTAAATTATTGGTGTTTAGAGTATGGCTTAAAACCTGATCAACTTGGTTCAGGTGCCGAGCTTGTCGATCAATCCGAAATAGAGAACCTTATTCCTTTAGTTATCAAATGACTTCCACAGTTTACGAACCAAAAAGCGAAATAGTTATTATTGAGCATTTGGACAATGGAACAGAATTGGAGTTTACAAGATTCCAGATTCTACAGTTAATGTATGTTCTTTATTCTGACCATTTAGAAATTAGGGGAGGAACGCCAACGGGATTTTTTAATCGTCATCTTTCCAATAAAAGGAAGACGAAAAAATTCTGGCGTAAGTTTTTTGCTCCTTATCTTTCAGATATTTTTCCTAGAGAAATCCCTGAAAGAATCAAAGATAAATTAGTTCTTATGCAGATTGGAGCAGATTAAATGTATCAAGTTATTTATTCTGCCGATTATCTAGATAGCAAACCCAGTGTTTGCTATTTTGATTTTTTCGATGAAATGCAAGACTACTTATTAGAAGAAGTTCAAAGGCGAGTAGATTGGACAGTCCAACATACTCCTTATAGAGTAGACGATGAAGATTTAAAAAGTTTTGAAGAAATTGAGTGGACGTTAATTCAAATATTAGAAGGTGAGAACGTCAAAGAAATGAAAACAATCCAGCCTAGATTTTTCTAGGCTTGATTTTTTTTCAAGAATTTTTTTCCAAAATTGAAAATCTTGTAAGCATTAATTTTTGGTATAAAAATTTATTTTTAAATTTCAATTCATCATTCAATAAAAAATCCCAATCATCTTGTTGAATGTCTTGAAAAGAGTTGAATGGTTTAAGGCGTTCAGGTTTTTCATTCATAGAGTTTTTACGTTCCAGCTCCAACTTTAGGGCTTCGGTTCCATGGTCATGAATGAATTGCTTAAGTTTTGACACTTTACTTGATATTCTGTCTTTAACAGGTTATCATACAATTATCAATTAACAAATTAATTCATGAAACTTCTAACAGAGTCACTCAAGAAAAAAATTCCACCTTTATACGCTCAAGACGGAAAAGGCGACAATTCTACTGTCTACGCTAAATTTTTCTGTCCTTGGAACAATTGGAGTTGGTATGTAACAGAATACGATCCAAAAACTAATGAATGTTTTGGTTTTGTTGATGGAGATTTTCCAGAATTAGGTTATTTCTCTGTAACTGAATTGGAGTCTGTAAAACATCCTCAACTAATGCTTGGCATAGAAAGAGAAATACATTTTTCTCCTATTAAGCTTAGAGATCTAGGAGTTAAATTATGACTCCTTTAAAAACTATCATTCTTGACGCTATCAAGAAAGAAGACGATTATGACCCTAATTGGACTGAAATTCAGTCCTTTAGGTGGTTATTAGAAACTGCTTTACGTTCCAAAAGCTATGACTATGAAAAATATGGAGCTATTTTTGCCTTAAAAGAATTTTTTATGGGTATTGGTATTCATATTCCAATTTATACTGAAGAAATAAAAAGTTTAGGTTATGACGAAACAACATATTGGGAAAATTTAGCTTTAACCCTATTAAGTGAGGTTGATTGATGCAATTTCATTCTTTCTTCTTACCTGATTTTTGGGGTTCTTCTTTAGTTAATAATGATTATTCAGGTTTAGAACTTGAAGATGAAAGTAAATTAAATTTATTTATAGAGCATTGGCAAGACGATCTTGATTTTAGTGTTGTTGACGTTCCAAGTGATGAAAACGCATATATAGAAAGTCATTTTATGACTTATCACGATGCTAAACAATTTGGAGTTTTAGCTTGTGATTGTTGGGAATACAAAATTCTAATTAAACCTAATTCACCTTTACTAACTTCTTAATTATGTACTTTGATCGTTTCGACATTTACGAGGCTTATCACCTTTGGTTTACTCAATTCTATTCAGGTTTTGATAATAACTACATAAGAAGATGTCGTATGGAAGAAAAATTTAAGTTCCGTCCTAGTTTATGTCATAGCTATGAAAATCTTTCAGAGAATGGGCAATATATATTTGATCAGTTAGAAGAAGAACAGTATGTATCTAGGAGCTATGAATAATGAATTTTAATGTTTCTATTAACTGCGATAATGCAGCATTTGATGATGATCTTACAGGTATAGAAATCTGTAGGATCTTAGGATCTATTTCAGATAAATTACAAGATATAGGATATATCGAACCACAAGAAAACATGAAAGGCCGTATTAGAGATATGAACGGTAATACTGTTGGCAGTTGGGAATTTACGCAATGAAATACCTTTACGAACCAAACAAATTCGAGATTAATGCAATTATCTCTGAAATTTATAACGATGCTGTAGATGAAGACGGTTTTACAGTTAAAACTGTTAAAAAGAAAGATATTAAAGATGAATTATTAGCTAATTATTCTGACGTTGATCCAGACGATCCAGAAAGA